TTACTGCCAAACGGCCTGACACACGTCACGTTTGTCACGGTTTTTGGAGGTCGGATTTTCGTCCGTCACGTGACAAACGATTTTTGGGGCGTTTGTCATGCCCGTTTGTCACGGGGATAAGTGGGGACCAAAGTGCTATCCGGTTCATGAAATTTGATAGGCTGAAGGCATCGCAATCGGTGATTTGGTGCCATGGCAAAGCAGCCCATCAAGGTGATGAGTTCGGAAGTTCGCAGCATCGATGGCCGCAACTTTGTGGTGTTCACGGGCCGTGACTCGATCGGTCGAGCGGTCGAGATGATGTTCCCGGCCGACAGTTTAGATGCCGTCTACGAAGACACCAGGACGCGGCTGGAAGCCCTCTCAAATGCCGGGGACGCCAATATAGCCGGAGGGTGGGAGCGGTCGTTCTCGCGTCCGGGTATCCCAGCACGGTTGGGTGCTACCGATAGAGATGAGATCATGCTTATCGTTCGGGCGGGCTCGCCTACCGAGGCGCGCATAACCTTTAACCGCGACGACGCACTGGCATTGGCCAAAGAGATGCACGAAACGGCCGAGCGGTTGCCCGCCCAGCCTCCACGAACCCAGTAATCCTATCAGCCTAAGCCGCGTCGAGACTGTACCAGAGCGTCGGGGGGCCTCCCTTCGGGGGCACCTCCTTCTCGATCCGAATGTGATCGGCCTCTGCCAGCCCCTTGATAACGTCCTCGAGCTCACGAGCCTTGTAGCGGTGCTGCAGGGCCCTCAGGAGGTCGCGACGCTTCATCCTGCCCCCGCGGTCATAGAGAGCCCTCCTGACGGCATTAGCGGTCGCCTGAGTGTCACTGTCAGCGATATAGAGCCCGGCGCCTGTTGCCAGCGTGGCGGTGCTCCAGGAGGCGAAGTCGACGCCCCACGCCATCGTCTCTGCATCGATGATTGCCAGGGGGCCCTGTTTGCCGATCGCCACGATGGTCGCCAGGCGCAATGCGTTCTCAGCCGTTCGGGCCAGGAAAGGCTCCAGACTTGGGTCCGCATCTCCCTTGGCCCGCAACTCCAGTATGAGATCCTTGCGGATTTTCTCAGCCCCTGGACTGATCGCGATGCGGTCGAAGGGCACGAACGAGGTCGACTGGCAGAGCTGGGCCGCCAGCATTGGGTTGCGCAGATAGATCGAACGCATGCCTTGGACGATGTCCTGGGGGACGTCGCTAGAGTCGGCCAAAGGCGTCCTCTCGTCAGGCCTTTTCCTCGTCTCGATGATGATGAAGCGGTTCAGCACGCCGTTGGTGACGTCTCCGCCCTCAAGGCTGTCGTAGAACTCCCTAGCGGTGCTGGCGCCATAGATCGACATGGCTGGCGAGAAGATCGTCTCCGCAGCGCGCCCTGCCCATTCCGGTGTCGGCATGGCCTTGAACGATGAGCCCCAGGCCGTGCGCAAAAGGCCTGAGATGGCGCCTTCAAAGCCGGACGCCTTGCGGTTGTTGATCCGCTTGAGGAAGGCGCCGAACTCGTCCATGGCGCAGACCGACAAGGGGGCCCGGCACAGGAAGTTTATGACAGCTGGCATGCTGATGAACTGGCTGGGCCCGATATGCGTCTTCATGTCCGACGCGGCCAAGATGGTCGCGATCTGCCCGAGCGCGTGATCCTTGCCCGCGCCGGAGGGCGCAAGACCAACGACATAGAGATGGGTTCCGTTTTTGGTCGGGCCCGCCAAGTGACGCCCTGCGGCGGTGCCTACAAGGACGAGTGCCGCTCCAAGGGCCAGGCCGCGCTGGGGGTAAAGCGCAGTATCGGTGATCCAGTCGGTGATCCGGCCCACTAGCCCGGGAACGCGCGTGAGGCGATCGGGCAGCTCTCCGTCTACGGACTTTTCCTCGGGCAGCACCTCCCCGGTCTCAGCATCGGCCAGCGTGCCGTCCGGGGCCCGGATGACGGTGCGGGCTAGAAGGTTGGCCGCGGCCTCCGCTCCCAGCGCCTCATGTGCCCCAAAACCAAAGTCAGCGGGGTCGCGCCCGATGCGGGTGCACAGCCACATGGCGGCGTCGAGGGCTGAGGCCTCCTTGCCAAACTCGATGACGATATCGATCGGCGTGCGCCCGCCCATGCGAACGTCGCCCATGTCATGGACGCCAAAGTCCTTGATCCCGTTTGGTGCGAAAGACAGGTCTTCCTGCAGGTTCCGGCCAAGTGATTGGCTGGAAACCCGATAGGTGCCGTTTAGCATGGGCCGGGCGGCCGATCCGAAGATAGCCGGAACCCAAAGCGCCAGATTGTTGAGCGCGGCGCTGTTGACGTTCCTGAAGGCATCCCCGGCGCCTGAAGCTTCCGGCAGAGGCGTCGTGACAATGCCGGGGGCGTTGGATGGTTCGGGCGGGGCTGGCTTGATGGCGTCGATGCGGGCCAGGAGCGCGGCCATAGTGCGGGGAGCCGACCGAATTTCGGTAGGCGTTCCGGAAACATGCCAGCCGGTGATCGTGAGATACCTTGCCGTGCCGTAGATCTCGACTCCGGCTGCGTCGGACTTGTAGGCCTTGTCTGGCTTGTCGAGCGCCAAGAGGCGAAGCCCGGTTTCCGACGGACTAACCTCGCAATAGGTTTCGGCAAGGTCGACGATCGCCTGGGCCCATGGCTCGATCTCACCGTTGTCGGGGTCGCGGCAGTTGTCCAGGTCGATGCCGGTGAGGCCGTCATCATCCGTCAGCACATACCCGACGCCGTCCATGCGGGAGCGCAGGGCGCGGTTAACCGCTTCCTGATAGCTGCCCCAATGCCGCGGATCGCTATGGCTGCATTTGAACCCGGTCGCAGGGGAATAGAGGGGCTTGGTCGGCTTCCCGCCGCCCTCGCGGGCCATGTATTTCCACGCGACCCATTGGCGGCGCGACTTAAGCTGCGCCATAGCCGGGATAGTCGGCAGAGCGTCAAAGGTGTTCAACTGCGGCACTGTGGTCGCATCGAACTCGAACGGGAGAATGGCCATTTGAAAACCTAAAAAGGAGCCTGGTGATCGGCGATGCGCTTGCGCATGGAATCGCCGAAGGCGCGGATCATGCGATTGCCGGCCAGCTTGAAGTTGCTGGGGTCCAGTTGGGCTAGATCGGTGGTGCCGACCTCGTCCATGAACTGGCCAAGGGCACACATGGCGTCGTCGATCGCGTCATGCTCGCAGGCGTCGAAAGCGCGCGGCGGAAGGGTATTGGCCTTGGGGGCGATATCCATGCAGTCCTCGCAGACCCAACGGGGCGATTTGTTGCGCAGGAGTCCGAGGCCGCAATCGCGGCGCCGGCAGATGAAGCAGGGCTGGGGATCGGTGAAGCTCATTCCGCAGCCTCCAAAGCCAAAGCCCGCACGGCCACGACCTCAAAATACTGGCCCGAAGGCCGCACCTGGATTTCAGCGGCGGGCATGATCTCGTTCTGGCGCTCAATCGCCTCGGCAACAGTCTTCGGACACGGTCCCATGCCCATGCGCCGCCACCAGCTTTCCGCCTTTTGGCGGGCAAAGCCGTCGTGCTCGAAGCAGACCCACTGGCGGTATGGGACACCTAGGCCGCAGGTGTACTCAACCCGCATGCTGGTCGGGCTGCCGATCTTGGCGTGGCGGAAGAACCGGGTCTCCGAGACCTCCAGCCAATTCGACACCGCGCCCGTCGACATGATGGGGCGTTCGGCGTCCGCCCGCGCGTCGTGCTTTGGCGTCTCGTCACGCGGCCACTCATGCCCGCAGTGCTGGCAAACGCGCGTATTGAGCGCGACCTGCTCCTTACAGCCTGGGCATTCTTTGGCCCGAACAGAGTCTTCCTTGACCGCTACCTCTGCCTTGAAACCAGACCCGCGGGGGTTGATAGCGTCAACAGGACCATGGCGCCGGACGTTGCCGGCGAAGTCGAGCACGAGGCAATCAGGCTTGGGGCCAGATGCAATGGCAAGCCTACGGCCAGCCGCGTCCGTTGCGTCCGGCACAAACCCAGGCGGGTAAACAGGTCGCGTTCCCCGGCCACAGATTTGCAAATATAGCCCGGTCGACAGCGTGGGCCTGAGCATGCCGATGAGATCGACGCCTGGCACGTCGAAGCCGGTTGTCAGGACGTTGGCATTCGTCAGGCAACGGATGCGGCCTTCGGCGAACGCCTTGACGATGCGATCACGCTCTCCGTTCGGGGTTTCCCCCGTGACGGTCTCGCAAGTGATGCCTCGGCTGCGGACCTCGTCACGCATATGCAAAGCGTGCTGCACGCCAGAACAGAACAGCAGCCACGACTTGCGGTTATGCCCGGATGCAATGATCTCGTCGGTGGCCGCGCGGGTGATCCAGTCTTTATCGACAGCCGCCTCTAGCGCCCCGGCAACGAACTCGCCCCCGCGCTTCGCCACGTCCGAGACGTCAATCTTGGTCGCGGTCGCGGGGGATGACAGGGGCGATAGGTAGCCGTCTTGGATCGCCTCGCCGATGCCGTAGGTGTAGACGACTTCGGAAAAGAGGCGGTCATTGCCTTCATCAAGGCGCCCCTCTCCCATACGAAAGCAGGTTGCCGATGTTCCTCCAACGCGAAGATCAGGCACGTCTTCCTGCATCGCCTCGATAAAGGTGCGATACATGCCAAAGCCTGACTTCGGCACGAGATGTGCTTCGTCGATGAGGATCAGGTCGCGCGGTCCGATTGTCTGGGCCGTGTCGCGGTAAATCGACTGGATTGATGCAAACAGGATCTGATTACGCCTGTCACGCCTGCCGAGTCCTGCCGAGTTGATGCCAATATCCGCCTGGGGCCAAAGGCGCATGAGCGCCTTGGCGTCCTGCGCTACCAGCTCCTTCACATGGACGAGCACGACAATGCGAAGCTGCGGGAACTGCTCAAGCAATTCCTTAATCAGGCTGGCCAAAACGACGGACTTGCCGACGCCGGTTGCCATGTCGATCAGCGGGTTAGCGCCGCCCTTAGCCCAATAATCTAGGATCGCGTCGATTGCGGCGCGCTGGTACGGACGGAGGGAGGTCACACCGTCCTCCTGAGTTCAACTTTATCGATCGCAGCGGCAAGCTCTGATCGGAACGGCGTGCCCGCAGAAAGAATGCGTTTCGCAATCGAAAGGAGATCTGAAATGTCGTCGTTTCGAATCTTCGGGCGCTGGTTTAGCGACTGCTCGCGCGGCGTCGACCACTTGCAATTGCCCGGCTCATAGTTCCCGTTCGGGTCAATACGGTCGAGCGTGTGCCCTTCCGGTCGCGCCCCCATATCAGCGAAAAAATTATCGAACAGGCGCCAGCGCTCGCAGAACTTAATCCCGCGACCACCATAGTTTACAAAGAAGTGGCTGTTTGGATTGGAGCATCTTTGGAGCGCTGCGTGCCAAGACCTGTAGGCACCGCTAGGGCCACCATTGACGCGCGATTGTCCATGGCGGGTCATTTTCTTGGATTTGAAGTTCTGGGTTTGGCAGCCACAAGATTTAGACCGGCCTTTGGCCAAGGTGTCGGCCGGAATCACCTTCTCGGTGCCGCAATCGCAAACGCAGTTCCACCTCGCTCTGCCGTTGGGAGCAGAATGCAATGAGACCACAGTGATCAGGCCGTTGCGGTGGCCTGTCCTGTCGACAACCTTGCCGATGCGCTTGATTTGCGAGGTCATGCCTCGCCCCCGAAGATGGAGGCGAAGTCGTCCTTAAACCGCTCCGACAGCGGATCGATCACGACGGACTCGACATAGGCCATGTCCTCGTAGACCGGCATGAACTCGCAATATCTGCGGGTCTCGTCGGACGGCGGGACTTCGCTGCGTTTCCACGCTTCGCCTTCGTAAGGACGCGCGAGCCAGTAGAGGATTTTGCGGGTGCCCATCAGAACACCCCCAGCCAGACGCCGACGCCATGGACGACGCCGACGGGCACTACGGCGCACCCGAACAGCAACAGGATCCACGATCCAGTCTTGATGCAGACGATGACGTGCGTGATCCAAGCGGCTGCGCAGAAGAGCGTGCTGCCGATCCAGGCGAGAATGCCGATAAGGATGAGTAGACCCTTCACGCCACAGCCTCCTTCATCTGGGAAACTTCCTTGATGACGGCGTCGAGCACGGCGCCTGCCGCTCCTTGGGCCGTACCGTCTTCCTCACGTGGCATTGCGCCGGCCAGTTCCTCCAGGGAGGCGCCGTGCTGCAAGGCGATGGAGATGAGCGTTGCGACCTCCAGACCGGACGTGTGCATCGCGGTCGTGAGCTTGTTGCAGGAGATAAAAAGCTCCTTCACATACCCGCGGTCGAAGCCGATCGAGACGGCGTAGGAGACCCGGCTGAAGTGGCCGGGGTGGTCGACGTTCAGCACATAGCTGGGGCGGCGTTCGGGGAGACGTTGGCGGGTCATGCTGCCACCATGCGCGACACGAGATCGCCCGTAGTTCCGGTGTCCTCGGCTAGCAGCAAATTGCGGACGGCCTGCTTAAAGTACGCCGGCTTCAACTCTGTGCCGGCGAATTTGCGGCCATGCTTGATGGAGATGTAGCCCTCTGAGCCAATGCCCATGAACGGCGAATAGACGAGGTCTTCGGGGTTGCTCCACAGGTGGACGGCGCGCTCGATGACGTCGAGTTGCAGCGGGCACAGGTGGCGCTCGTCCTTGTCGTCACGAGCCACCGCGACGTTGAGGACGTTAGTCTGGTCGACCGTCATCCAGACAGGCGAGGCGGCCTCCTGCCACCAAGATACTGGATAGACGCCGGGATCGTGCCGGACTGGCTCTGGCGTCTTGCCGTCGCTCTCCTTGCGGAAGACGAGCAGATAGTCAGGCATACCGACACGGACGCGACTGCCATCGGTGCGGAGCGTCTTGTAGAGAAGCCCGTGAGCCTTGGTCCGCGTCATCTCCACGACCGGGCATTTCCAGATCGTGACGCGAGAGTGGTAGGTCCAACCTTCTTGCTCGTGCACTTGGCGGATAAGAGCTGGCAGATCGAAGAGACCTATTACGCCGTCCCGCGACTTGCTCAATGGCAGGTCCGAGCAATGGACGGCGCTGATGCGACCTGGCTTTGTCGCCCGTAGCAAATCCCGGACGAGGAAGCGATAGCGCTCGGCGAACTCGTCATGGTCCGCGACATTCCCCATGTCGCGCTCGCTCTCGCTGTAGACGTAGAGTTGCGAAAACGGGGGCGAATAGACCGACAGACCGACGCTGTCGGCGGGCATCGTCGCGGTGAATTCGACGGTATCGCAGTTATAAGCGGCGAAACGGCTTCCGATGTGCTGGTCCAAGACTTCAGTCATGACGCCATCCATGCCGGCAGCAAGGCCAGCTTCTGCGGTTGATAGGAATGAAGGCGAACGTCTGCGCGGTGCGCGCGGGACATGGCCGCTGTCATTTCCCGCTTCATGGCGTCGTGATCGCCAGCTTTGCGGGAAACGACGTCCCAGATGGCGGCCTCGGTATCGGCAAACACCACATGACAATCGACGGGTCGTGTCTGGCGGAAGCGCCAATGGCGACGAACGGCCTGGTAGAACGCCTCATACGAGAAGCTCATGCCGGCGAAGACGGTGCGGGCGCAGTGCTGCCAGTTGAGCCCGAACCCGGCGATGCTGGCTTTGGTAACGAGTACGCGGAGATCGCCGGCCGTGAACGCCGTGAGGCGATCTTCCTTCTGGTCCGGCGTCATCGAGCCGCGAACTTCCACGGCGTCGGGGATCGCCGCCATGATGGCGTCCGCATCGTAGTCGGTCTCGACCCATACTGTGACTGGCTCATTCGGCTGCGCCGCGACGAGCGCCGCAACCATTTCGGCCCGAGCCCGGCAGGTCAGGCGCTTCTCTGTGTGAACGGATGTCGCCGAGAGGTCCGGCATGCGGAACAGATGGGCTTGGCCATCCTTTTCCTCGCCCCTGCCGGCAAGTCGATCGGCGGCTACGAGGTGACGATGCATCCGCAGCTCGGGCATAGCGAAGCCGTCGTCGGAAAAGCCGAGGTCGGACGGCCGCGACACGCAGCGCGACCAAGACGCAACCCAGTCCCAGAACGGGCGAACGGCATGGCCTTTCAGACGCCATGTGCCGGTATCCATGCTGTCATGGATGAACCATCGCATAAGCATCTGATCGCGGGTCATGACGCCCAAAAAATCGGCATGCGTCCCTAGTTCGGCATGGTCGTTCGGCGCGGGGGTCGCGGTGCAAGCGAGCCGGTATGGCGTGCGCTTGAAAACCTCGATCAGACGCTTCGTCGTCTGCCCGGAGAAGCTCTTAAGGATGGAGCTCTCATCCAAGATGATGCCGGCGAAATCGGCCGTATCGAACAGATGCAAGCGCTCGTAGTTCGTGATGACGATCCGAGGCGTTTGTGGGCCGCCATCACGCGAAACGACGGCGTCTACCCCGATCTCATCCGCCTCGACTTTGTGCTGGCGCGTGACACCAAGCGGCGCGAGCATCAACACGGGTCGGTTCGTGCGGGTGACAACCTCCTGCCCCCATGCCAGAGCGGCGCGGGTCTTGC